TGAAAATTTTGATCCGATGGCAGTTGCATTGGCTAAAACAGACAGAAGCGAACAAGAGAATATTGTGGTTGCAGAACCGATCAATATTCCAGACACATTTAAAAATGCGAGGACATAATGCCAGGAGTTAGTAGAGTAACAGTAGACACAGCAGTAGGCACAATAGTTGGTAATTTAGCACCAAAAGTTATTGTGGAAGGAGTACCAATTGTTGTTGTTGGAGCGGCAGTTGAGGCACATGCACCTTGTCCGATACCTCCACACTGTGATGCCACTATGAGCGGTAGCAGTGCAAAAGTAAAAGCAAATTCAATATTAATATGCAGGGAAGGAGACGCGGCAACTTGTGGTCACACCGCTACTGGTAGTGGCAAAGTATTTGCTGGTTAAATATCATTATGGCACACAAAAAATTATATAAAGAGGTTACAGTTACATCTGTTCAAACAGCCAAGACTCCTGCTACACAAAGAATGTACAGAGGCATAAGCACTGTGAATCCAGACAACACTACATTCAGTCTAAATGACATTGGATTAATCAAACAGGATCTATTAAACCATTTTCACATATCACAGGGTGAGAAACTTGAAAATCCTGAATTTGGCACAATCATATGGGACGTGATACACGATCCTTTGACACCTGATCTAGAAGATGCAATTAAAGATGATGTGATCAAAATAATTGACAGTGATCCCAGAATAAAAGCAGACACTGTGATAATAACACCGTTTGAGTCAGGGTTACAAATAGAAGTTGAACTGCAATACCTCAAATATAATGTATCTGAGAAATTGAGACTGACATTTGACGAGAATAATGGGTTACTGAATTAAATGCTCTGTTTATATAAACAAATAAATAATGTGATAACAAAGGAAACCAATGTCATCCACAGATAGACAAAACAGATTATTGTTGGCAGAAGACTGGAAAAGAGTATATCAGTCTTACAAAAATGCGGAATTCAAAAGTTACGACTTTGATACCATTCGCAGAACAATGGTTCAATACATCAGACAGAATTATCCAGAAGATTTCAATGATTATATCGAATCATCAGAATATCTAGCACTGATAGATTTGGTTGCATACCTAGGACAAAATCTGGCTTTCAGAACAGACTTGAATGCAAGAGAGAATTTTTTAGAAACAGCAGACAGAAGAGATTCAATATTAAGACTGGCAAGATTGATCAGTTACAATCCAACAAGAAATCAATGTGCAAATGGCTTGATGAAAATAGTAGGCATCAGCACAACTGAAAATATTGTGGACAGCAACAACTTGAATCTAAGCGGACAAACTGTGAGTTGGAATGATGCAGGCAATACCAACTGGTATGAACAATTTATTAAAATTTTAAATGCCTCTTTGGCTGAAAATGAAAAATTTGGAAATCCTGTTAAATCAGAAAACATAGATGCTGTTCCAACCAGCCAATACAGAATCAATGCTAACAGTGTGGACGTACCTGTGTATGCATTTAATAAATCTGTTAATGGACAAAATTTACCTTTTGAAATTGTATCAACATCTTTTAATGAAGGTTCTGTAATAGAAGAATCACCATTAACAGGAAGAAAATTTAGTTTACTACACAAAGATGATGGCAAAGGAAATGCCAGCAACAACACAGGATTTTTTACACACTTTAGACAGGGTGTTTTAGACAACGGTGGTTTTACAATTGATGTGCCGTCAGACAATCAATCTGTTGCAATTGAATCCAGCAATGTTAACAACACAGATGTTTGGCTATACCAACTGGATGTGGACACTGGATTAGAAGACACAGAATGGACAAAAGTTGATGCAGTAACAGGTAACAATGTTATATACAATTCAACATCAAAAAATTTAAGAAACATTTACACAGTATTGAGTGACACTGATGATTCAATCAGCCTGAAATTTGCAGATGGAATATTTGGAAATTTACCTAAAGGCAGTTTTAAGGTTTATTACAGAAGAAGTAAAAATCAAAATATTAGAATTACTCCTGCTGACATGCAAAATATTCAAGTAGATGTTCAATATGTTTCGTCAAACAATCAAGTAGAAGTGTTAACATTAACACTTGGTTTGCAGTACACAGTGGATAACGCAACTCCATCAGAGACCAATGACAATATCAGATTGAATGCTCCGGCAACATATTACACACAAAACAGAATGATCACAGGCGAAGATTATAATGTTGCGCCATTAGGAACAAATCAAGAAATTATAAAAGTAAAAGCAACAAACAGAACTTCAAGTGGAATATCAAGATATTATGATCTAATAGATGCCACAGGAAAATACAGCAACACCAATGTGTTTGGTGCTGACGGTGTGATATACAAAGAAGAAACGGAAAATGTTGATTCGTTCAGTTTTACAACTCAAACAGATATAGAAGGTGTAATCATAAATCAACTAGAACCACTGTTATCAAAAAATCAAACAAGAAACTATTATCTAGAAAAATTTCCTAAAATATTATTAACAGACTTAATTCCAGTTTGGCAACAAGTAACAAATGCCACAAACGAATCTACAGGGAAATTGATAGATGATGTGAATATTTTAGATTATCAAGTAGGCACATACACAGCCAGTCAATTGAAATATATTGAACCAGGTGCAATGATTAAATTTGTTGCTCCAGCAGGCAAACACTTTATGGAAGACAATTCATTAATGAATGGAGCGGCAGATCATCCAGGATCAAAAGAATACATTTGGACATCTATAGTCAGTGTGTACAATGACGGTGTTAACAACACTTCAACAGGTGCAGGTGCAATTAAATTTAACGATGTGATTCCAACTGGTGCTATTGTGAGTGAAATACTTCCTAAATTTGCAAAACAATTTTCCGACGATGTGAAAACGATCATTATTGATCAGGCGTTTGCATACAACAACTTTGGAATACGTTATGATGTTCAAACAAGAAAATGGAATGTAATTGATGAAAACAATTTGAATGTGTATGGAGATTTTAATGTTGGTAAAACAGGTGACGAATCCAATCAACAACTAGATTCAAGTTGGATAATCAAATGTATTAATGATGGCGCTACCTACACAATCACATACAGAGGACTAAGATATGTGTTTGAAAGCAAAAAAGAAGTAAGATTCTTTTATGATAGTGCTGATAGAAACTTCAATGCAAAGACAGGCACAACACTTCAAGACAAAGTCAGTGTAATGTCGGTGAACACAAAACCAGACAGCAACAACGCATTCAACAATGATATTAATTTTGCTGTTTCTACAGAATACAGAACATTAAGTGGATATGTGGACAGTGCAAAAATAGAACTTACACAATTTGATTCAGATCAAGACGGAATAGTGGACAATCCAAACGCATTTGATTTGGTGGTTGATCCTGCAACTAACACAACAACCAAGTATATTTTTCAAAAATTAATAAACGACAGTGATGGCACACAAAGATATGCTTATGTTGATGCTACTTCAGAAAAAATTTATGTGAGACAAACATCAGTGGGTGCTATTGGAGATTATCCAAACAATTCAATTGTGTACTTGATAGACAGCAACAGTTTTAAACAGGTTAACACAACAACCAACACCACTGCAACTGTAACAAATTATGTTGCACACATTGGAAGAGACGGTGTTAAGTTTCAATACGTTCACACAGTGGACGGTAACACAAGATTAGATCCTAGTTCGTCTAACATCATAGACATGTACATATTAACAAGAACATATGACATAGATTTTAGATTATGGTTGGCAGGAGCCACAGCAACACAACCGGCTTTGCCCAGCAGTGATTCGTTGTACACAAACTTTAACACGCCGTTGGCAAAAATTAAATCAATCAGTGACACAATTGTGTATCATCCAGTAAAATACAAAATCTTATTTGGATCACAAGCAGACACAAGTTTACAAGCAACATTTAAAATTGTTAAAAATACTGACCAAGTTACCAATGACAGTGATATTAAAAGCAGAATTGTCACAGCAATAAATCAATTCTTTGCTTTAGAAAACTGGGAATTTGGTGACACGTTTTATTTTTCAGAATTAAGCACATATGTGATGAATCAATTGGCGCCAGATGTATCAACTTTTGTTATTGTGCCTAAAGAAGGCTCAAAAGCATTTGGAAGTTTGTTTGAAATCAAATCAGAAAATGATGAGATTTTTATAAGTGGTGCTAAGGTTTCTGATGTTGCTATTATAGATGCTGTGACAGCCTCTAAATTAAGAGCAGACGGAAACATCACAATGAATTCATCAACAGTGAGTACATTAAGCGGAACACTGCCTACTAGCACAACTAGTTCAACTAGTTCAAGTAGTTCAAGTTCAGGAGGCTCTGGTGGAGGCAGTGGATATTAATGGCATACGACAACAATCAGAAAGACGTCAATTTGCCAGCCGGCAAAGACA